TTAAGCGAGTTGGAATTTAAATATGATATCTATATTATCAGCGGTAACATCAACTTTTGATATAAGATTATTAACAATTTTCTTTTTATCTTCATAAGAAATTTTACTAATGGGGATTTCTCCAAGTTCAGATTTAACTAAGTCAAATACCTCAGAAGTAGAAGGCTTATCAACTTCATTTATTCTTGCTTGAATTAATTTTTTCTCTCCTTGCAACATTTCCGTTCGCTTTTTTAAATCATCCATTGTAATAAAATCATTTAGATATAGGTCTGAGTTTTTTTGAATTTTATTATTAATAGATTTGAGCTGCTTTTGAAATCCTGATGTATCAACTTTGGATTCTTCTTTTATATTTAAAATTTTTCTTAATTTCTTATCGCTCTTTTGAAATCCGTTTAGTGTTTTTAAAACAATATCCTCAATCCATTGCATATCATAAGCTCCTGAATCACACTTCTTATTATCGTTATAAGTAGTCACTCCTTTAGTTTTTCTTGGGAATCTATTAACACATTGGTATTTCATTGTACGGCTTCCGTCTTTTCTCCTATGGCCTAAAACAATCCTCAAAGGAGCGCCACAATAACCGCAACGAGCTATTCCAGAAAGCAGATACTTTGCCTGAAAAGGTCTTGGATTGTTATTTTTTTCATAGGTTTGTTGTTGACGGGCTTCTAATTCCTTTTGGACACTTAAATAAGTTTCATGCGAAATAATTGGCTTATGTAACCCTTCAAAAGTGTTATTTTTATATTTTATATAGCCACAATATACGGGATTATCAAGAGTTTGCCGTATTGTTCGATAAGACCAAGGGAGTTCTTTTGCGATATGCCCATCTTCATTAAGCTTATCCCTTAACTTAGTAATTGAAGTTCCTTTTAGATATTCGTTAAATATTTGTTCTACAATTGATGCTTCTAAAGGATTTATTTCCAATATTCCAGTTTCCTGATTGTGGGAATATCCAAATGCTGTCTTTGCCCACATCATAGATTTACCAGACTTGGCTCGTCCGATTTTGCCCATAGTCATCCGTTCTTTAATATTTTCACGTTCAAACTCATTAATTGCTGACAGAATTGTTAAAAATAAACTTCCCATTGCAGAGGAAGTATCAATACTTTCACTTAAGGAAATAAAGTCAATTTCATTTTTTGTAAAGACGTCTTTAACTAAATATAGAGTATCTCTTACACTCCTTGAAAGCCTGTCTAATTTATAAACAATCACCGTATCAAATTTTTTTAAGCCTATGTCAGTAATCATCTTTTCCATTGCGGGGCGTGTTAGTTTTGAACCAGAAAAGCCAGCATCTGTGTATATTTCTGAAACTTTCCAGTCCATTGCCTCACAGTACATTTTTAATTTATCTATCTGTTCATCTATAGAGTATCCCTCTTCTGCTTGGTTCGTTGTTGATACTCTGGTGTAAATAGCCACTTTTTTACTCATTGTGTTTGTACCTCTTTTTTGTTAAAATGGGTACAGTAAAAGCGCTCGTTTCCGAGAGTTTTACTGTAAATTAGATTAAGCCCTCCTCCTCGACCAAAACTTGGAGGGCTTTTTTTGTTTTATGAATTAATTTTTTGTCTATTTTCGATAGACAATTGAACTAAAAATCTATAAAAATCTGAGACATCAAGTTTTTTAGGGAAAGAGAATTCATGAGTTGAAAGAGTTGTTGTGAGAGATTTGTAGTATGGGTTAGAAAGATAAGTGACATACATGTTAGTATCATCAAATCCAAATCCAGCTGCAGTATAACGAACATCAACAATACTATCTAAGAAAATTTGTGTGATAGCTTTTTTTTGCCCAGTAACTCCTTGAGCATCAATAAAAAGAAGTCGATTGTTGGTTACAATAATTTCATCACGAATCAATTTATAAGATGAAATAATTTGCTCATTTTCAACAAGCATGTGTGACCAGTTAGCTGTGGCAGTTTTTGTGCTTTGTGCTGATGCGTTTCCCAACATTCCCTGTAAGAAATTTCCAGAATCAGCGCCAGATACAGCGTTATCAACTCTACGAGTAGTATCTGAAATCTTATCAGATGCAACTTTTGCAGCTTTATCAGCGACTTTATTTAGATTATCTAATAATCCCATAAAAAAACCTCCTGCCTAGCTTTTAACGAGGTTCAGGTCTTGCTCGTATATTAATTTATGCTACACCTAATAGTTCTTGAAATTCTCTCTCAGCTAAGTCATAAAAAGAGTGGTTAAGATGATAGGCTTCTAAAAAATTATAAATATTAATTGACTCAATAATATCAAAATAACTAATATAATCAACAGCAAATTTGTGTATTTGCTCTTTTTTTATTTTTATATTAAGTTCATCCACAAAAATTTCATTTATCGCTTCATACATTTCATTAAATTCTTTTGAAATAATCGAATAAGCAAAATCATACGGACAGCCAGTTATTTCAATGAATAAATTAAAGTGTGAATAATCTCCACCTTGTTTCTCGAACATATCCCAAAGAAGGAGTATTGCTTCTCGATGGGCTCTACTTTCGCTGGGGCTTGTTGTATCACAATCTCCACCTCTGTAATCATCATGGTTAAGTATATGTGATAATTCATGAGCATGATCAAAAGGGCGTGCGTTTTTTTCGTATCCACCTAGACCAAGCAAAGGTGCAACCCAAGCGACTTGATTATTCCAATCCCCCAATCGGTAATCAATATGCTGATTTTCAATTTCACAAATCAGTAAGCTATTTAGTTCCTGTTCATCCATAGCTCACCTCTTATTTATTATTATTATCTATATCTTTAGCTTTTTGAGTAATTTCATCCCAACGGTCAGCAAACACAAGGCGAATCATCGCTTTATCTTTTTCTGTCAGTGGACGCCCCCCAGAAGAAACTAATTTATCCCAAACGGCATCATCGTCAGTATTGGCAAGTTCAGATAGGTCTATCGGTTCCGGATTTTCATCAGTTTTATTATCTCTACGCTCAACAAGGTCTGACTTTTCAATTCCAAAATAATTGGCCATCATTTCAATTTTATCAATGCGAGGATAATTTTTAGCTTGTAGCCAATTGCGAACCGTTGTATATTTAATATTCAAATCTTCTGCTAATCTAGCTGAATTTATTCCTTTTTTATCCATATAGTACTGAATGTTTTCAGCCATTACAAGTAAATTTCCTAAATCTGACGGCATACAATTCTCCTTACTGTTTATAAGTAGATTATACAAGCAAACAGTAAAAAAGTCAAACATTTTTTAAAAAAATTAAAAAAAAACAGTAATTTTTCTTGACAACTACTGAAAAACAGTATATAATAAATTCATAAACTTAAGAAAGGCGAAGGTAAATGACTGAACAAGAACCAGAAAAACTATATTTAGCTCAGTTGAGAGGTAAAAGCAGAATGACTCAAGAAGAAGTTGCAGCAAAGCTTGGTATTTCTAAGTTTACTTGGAGAAATTGGGAAATTGGGAAATCTGCCCCTGACTTATGGGAATTGCAGAAAATAAAAAAACTATTTAATGTCGCGTTAGACGACATTAAAATTTTACCGAAAACTACTGTTTAACAGTTATTTGGTAGAAGGTGATTACTGTTAGAAAGGAAATTCATAATGAACGAATTAATTAAAATTTCGTCAAATGAAAATGACGAACAAGTGGTAAGCGCAAGAGAATTGCATAAAGGTATAGAAGTAAAAACACGTTTTTCACTTTGGTGGGAACAAAACTCTAAATTTCTCATTGAAAATGAAGATTTTACAAGTGTAGTTTCAACTACGGTTGTTAATAATGGAGCAAGGAGACAACTTCAAGATTATGCTTTAACGATTGATACAGCAAAACATTTAGCAATGCAAAGCCAAACCGAAAAAGGTCGTGAGTACCGCAATTATTTCATTCAAGTTGAAAAAGCATGGAATAGCCCAGATATGGTTATGAAGCGAGCATTGCAAATTGCTGATAAGCGTGTTCTTGCATTAGAATTCCAAAATGAGGAGATGAAACCTAAAGCGTTATTTGCTGATAGTGTTGCTTCTAGCCATACTTCGATTTTAGTCGGTGAACTTGCAAAGATATTAAGAAGTAATGGAGTTAATATTGGAGCGAATAGGTTGTTTGAATGGCTGAGAAATAACGGATACCTCATTAAACGAAATGGTAGTGATAGAAATATGCCAACTCAGAAATCGATGGATTTGGGGTTATTTGAAATTAAAGAAGGAACGAGGTTACACGCTGATGGGTCTATTGCAGTAACAAAAACTCCAAAAGTAACTGGTAAAGGACAAATATATTTTGTAAATAAATTTTTACAGGACGTTGCTTAGAAAGGATTGATAAATATGGCTACAAAACAAACAAACCTGAACCCAACAGTCACTTTTTGGTCAGAAGGTAAGACAAACAGCATGAATCAAGAGCAGTTTGACAATTGGAAAAAGAAAACTCCTTGGCCAAACGATTCTTTAAAAATTTTAGTTGATGCGGCTTTAAGTCGCAAAGAAAGTAAAAAGGAGATTGCATGATATTTATAATTGTTGACCCTGATACTGGAGAAATTCTTGATAGGGAGTTCTTAGTAGAAAAAGAGGCTATACGGAATTTTAAAATAAAAGCTAAACGCCTGAACGCAGTTATTCGTTAGATAGGAGAAAAAAATGAAAAATAGAATTATGAGTGATACCGAAGCAGAAGAATTACTTAAAAATTCATTGATTGACGGTGTGAAGTGGGTAATAACCCGAAAAAGTGATACATTGCTTTATCAAGGTAAAACAATGAATTTTACACCACTTAAAAGCGGTGGAGTTCTTGTAGAGGTCTATTGATATGGATAAACAACAAAAAAGCGTCCACTCGCCAAAGTGAACGCAAAGACGTGATGTCTTCAAAATTTACACTTAGATTATATCACGTTTCAACAAAAATAAGAAACGGAGAATTTAAAAATGGCAAATGAATTAGGAATCTTTAGTGTTGATAATTTAAATATGACCACAATTAAGAAATATTTAGATGGTGGTGGCAAAGCAAGTGATGAGGAACTTATTTTACTTATTAATCTTTGCAAACAAAACAACATGAATCCATTTATGAAAGAAGTTTATTTCATCAAATATGGTAATCAACCAGCTCAAATCGTTGTATCTCGTGACTTTTATCGAAAACGTGCATTTCAAAATCCTAATTTTGTGGGTATTGAAGTTGGAGTGATTGTACTTAACAAAGATGGAGTTCTTGAACACAACGAAGGAACATTCAAAACTCATGAACAAGAATTAGTTGGTGCATGGGCTAGAGTTCATTTAAAAAACACAGAAATCCCAGTATATGTTGCGGTATCTTATGATGAATACGTTCAAATGAAAGATGGACACCCTAATAAGATGTGGACTAATAAACCATGTACAATGCTTGGAAAAGTAGCTGAAAGCCAAGCGCTGAGAATGGCATTTCCTGCCGAGTTTTCAGGAACTTATGGCGAAGAAGAGTTTCCTGAGCCAGAAAAAGAACCTCGTGAAGTGAATGGTGTAAAAGAACCTGACCGTGCACAAATCGAATCTTTTGATAAGGAAGACTACGCAGCAAAGAAGATTGAAGAGTTGAAAGAAAAAGCTCAACCTCAAAAAGAAGTTGTTGAAGAAACTGGCGAAGTGATTCAAGAAGTGACAGCGGAGGATTTCTAAAATGAGTGAAGTTATTGAAAACCAAGAAGTAAAAGATATTCAAATTGAGTTTAAGCCGGCTGCTATCAATATTCTTGAAGAAGAAAAATTCAAAGAATATATTGATAAAGTTGTTGCTGAGTATAAAGGACATGTTCCAAAAGCAGACAATCTAACAGTTGATAGAAAAACTCGTGCAAAACTAAACGGACTTATGACTAATCTTGAAGCTCGTCGTAAAGAAATAAAAAAAGAAATCAATGTTCCTTATACTGAGTTTGAATCTTGGTATAAGAAGGCAATTAAACCAATGCAAGATGTTACATCAACAATTGATGCAGGAATCAAAAAAATTGAAGCTGAGCAAAAAGAAGCAAGAAAAAACGTTGTTCATGAATTATTGGTTGAACTGACAACAGACACAGAAGTAGATTCACGAATCTTTGAAAACTTTGTTGATGACTGGGCCAAAGCATCAAACTTTAATGATATTAAGCCTAAAAAACAGCTTATTGATTCTATTAATTATGTTATCGATGGCGAAAAGCAAAAGATTGATGAATACAAAGCAAATAAGGAAACAATTTCAAACTTTTGTTTTGGAAATAATGTCAGCGATACACCATACATTCGGATGCTTGATAGTGGAAAATCTGTCAGTGAAGTAATGTCAGCAATTTCTGAGGATGTTCTTTTCGAGAAACAACGTAAGGAAGCTGAGGAAAAACGAAAAGAAGCAGAAAGACAAAGACGAGCTGAACTTGAAAAACAACAGCAAGAATTTGAAACAAGAAAGCTTGAAGAATCGTTTAATGCTCTACCTTCTCATGTTGGTGAAGAAAATGCAAGATCACTATCCCAACCAGAAGTAGTTGAACATTTTAAAGAAGAATTTGATAAAAAAGCTGCCCAATCCCAAGTTGAAATATCTGGAACTACAGTCAATGAAGAGTCTGAAAAAATTCCTAACGAAAAATATATGGCAGTAATTGAAATTTATTTCTCAAGTATTGAAGAAAAAAACCAATGGAAGCAAGTCATGATTAATAATGGTTTCGGCGATTTTAAAGCAACAGAATTTAAAAAAATTTAATCTATGAGCAATATTCCGCAGTCCTCACTAATCCTAAGCGGATAGATAGAACTAAAGCAAATAGTTCAACTATAAGCAAGACTACCTTGGGCGGTAGTGCTCGTATTTAGTCAGCCTGAGCAAGCTTTCAACTGCTCCCGCTTTTGCGGTAGGAGGTCAAGATGATCTATGACGAAGACATGATTAAACGAATCATGGAGAAATATGATTGTGATTACGATACAGCAGTAATGCTGTTTAATGATATTGAATAAATCTATAGGAAGGAGAGGATGTGGCAGATAAAAGATATTACTGGTTCAAAATGGAACAAAGCTTTTTTGAACAGAAAGAAATCAAATATCTTAGAAGACTTCCTGGTGGCGATACTTACACGATTATATATTTAAAACTCATTTTGAAAAGCTTAGAAAATGACGGGAAAATATATTACGAAAATATCGGTGACGATTATTCTCAAGAATGGGCATTAGAAATCGAAGAAGATGAAAAAGCGGTCAGTTTTTTAGTAGCATTTTTAATTAATAAAGGTTTAATGATTGATTGTGGTTTTGATGAATTTGAAATCACTAAAACAAAATCATTGGTCGGTTCTGAAACAGCATCAGCAGAGCGCAAACGCAGACAGCGAGAGCGTGAAAGGGAACTTTTACAATTTAAGGATGTGACAGATTCGCAAAAAAGCGTGACATTGTCACAGGTGGGTCACATAGAGTCAGAGATAGAGTCAGAGTCAGAGATAGAGATAGAGTCAGACGACGTCGGCAAAAATTCATTACAATCTCTTTCAGATTTTTTCTCAAATAATTTTCATCCAATTTCCCAAAGAGAACTAGAACAACTTAGAGAATTTGTAAATGATAGTAGTTATGAAATGGTTCGTTTAGCGTTAGAAATTGCAGTTGATAATAATGCACGTACTATCAAGTATGTTCGGTCAATTATCGTTAATTGGGAAAATAATAATATCAAAACCCCTGAAAACTACCATGCATTTGAAGCAGAGAGAAAATGGAAATTTGCATCTAATAACCAGAAAAACTTTCAGCAGCAAAAACCTGTCAAAAAAGCTCCTGAATGGACTGATGAGGGTAGATTAATTAAAGCTGGTGTCGATACAACTGGAATGACTCAAAACGAAATGTACAAACTAGCTGGGGAAATGGGGTTGCATAATGAATGAATTCAGAAAATATTATCTTGAACTAGCTAGTAGAGTCTGTGACGGAATTACTCCAGGACACCTCGATGAATGGCTTAAATGGGCTAAAGCAAACGGGATATTATTAAGTCCATGGTTGTTTATTTCATCAAAGACAGGTTTGAGTGTTGCAGAAGTATCAGAACGTATATCACCTTGGCACATGGAATACGGAAAACGTGTTGAGGATGAGTACGAAAAAATAAAAATCATTTAAGGGAAAATATGAAGTTTGAGATAGCAATGGAGCCAATGGCAAGCCCAAGACCTAGATTTAGCAGTAAAGGCGGATTTGTAAAAGCTTATATGCCTAAGGAATACATGGCTTGGAAAGCTCAACTCTTATTCAAATGGAAATTGCTGAAATTAAAACAGGAAGTTTCAGGAAAACCACTATTTGTTAAATTGGGCTTCTATCTTGAGCCACCGATAGCATTATCAAAAGTAAAAAAGAATCAAGCGGCGCTTGAAGCAGAAATAATTCCAGTGGTTAAAAAGCCAGATATCGATAATTTGCAGAAATCGGTTCTTGATGCACTAAACAAACATGCATGGCCAGATGACAACCAAATCAGTGATATCTACGCTAAGAAGCGTTATAGCTTGCAACCACGGATAGAAATTGAAGTTACAGAAGTAGAATAGCTTTAATTCATGAAAATTACGGTTACATTGAGCGCTTAAACCATTCCATGGATAATTTATCACGAACAATATAAAAGCGCTTAGAAAGGAGTTTGTAGGCATAAATGAAATCATTAGAATTTTGGGATTTAATTGATAAATATCTCAAAGAGAACAATATGAGCTTGACTAAATTAAACAATGAATTATGTTTTAGGCCAGGATATTTAAAGGTTAGAAAAGATAGGCATAAAATTCCATCAGCCATTAAAATGGTTAAGCTCAAAAATATTCTTAGTGATGATGTCTTATACGAATTAATTACAACTTTCTGTGTACTCCCAACAAGTTTGCATGATATTAGAGAAGTTGATGATTTTATCTTATCGCTCGAAATATCGAAAGAGATGAGAGAAAAACAACGAATGAGACGCAAATTACAAAGAACAACTAAATAAAGGAAAAACAATGAATAAAAAATTAATCACAACAGCAGTAGTCGCAGCCGGAATCTTTGGTTCAGGAACTTTCGGAGCTTATGCGGCTAATGCATGGGCAGGACATCAAAACATGGTCGCTGTGCAACAGAATATCTCTATCTTGAAACAACGCTTGCTAGACCGAAATGAACAGCTTAAACAGGCTAATAATAGCTCACAGCAATATGCAGACCGATTGAATCAATTGAACAACCAAATTAACCAGTTGAAAGACCAAATCAATCAAGATAACTCAAACTTGCAAAATCAAGCTGCTACTCAATCAGCAAAAAGAAGAAGTTGTTAGACAATTAAATCAAGCGAACCAAGATAAAGCGAGCATGGCGCAACAAGTCAATGACTTGAACTCAAAGCTAATTGCCGCTCAACAAAAAACTGATGAGTTATCACAAGCTGTAACTGATGCACAACAGACAAAAGATTTATCAGACGATGCTGTTAACGCTACGAAGTGAACTAATAGATGCAAAAAATATCAAGAACACAGAAAAGAAAAATACGAAATACATTATATTACGAAAAACAATTTTTGCTAGTATCTTTGCATCTATGTTCAGCAAAATTAAGATTCAAAATTGATAAGTATTTAATGAAAATAGATAAATTCATTGAAAATATAAAAAGTGAGGGATGAGATGAAATGTGAAAATGCGGTAACGAAATAGATTGTGATTGTATGGGATGCCATGAATGCCATCCAGAATATACTTGTGAAACGTGCGGATTATGCCATAGTGACGGTTGGGAAGCTGGGGCGTGCTGGAGTTTAGCAAATGACCCAAACTATGATCCGTTCGATATTTAAAGGAGCAGCTAGATGAAGTGGACAGAAAAATATAAAAGTGGATTCTCAAACGGACTAGGATATGAAACTGTAGAGTTTCTATTCGATGAAAAAGAATCTGATGAACTTAAATTGGCTTTTCAAGCTTATGACGCAAATCTATGTCCTTTGCCAGATGCATCAACTTGGAATAAAAAATGGCTAAAAAAACAATCTGATTTTCTTGATAGTGCAATCTCAAAAGATTTTATCGGCGAAGTTTGGCTAGACGATGTATTGATAAGGAGCAATTAAATGACAGTTGAAAGTTTACTAAAAAAATTAGATCCCGACACAAATATAATTTTAAAAGATACTCATGATAGGACACTTATTAATTTTATTTACAGGGGTCACACTGAGATGTTTGATTCTGCATTTCTTAACCGAGAAGTAAATATTTTCAGAACAAATTGTAGTGGCACGGTAATTGTAAATTTGGAGGACACGAAAAATGACTAAGTTTGAAGAAGATTTAAATAAAAAAATGGACTTAAAGGAAGTTCCAATGTATTTTACTCAATCTGGTTGTTCTATAACTAGAAAAACTTATATCGAAACGAATTGGATTTTTGATAATTATAAAAACTGGCACTCAGACGAAGAGTTTCAGGAGTTATTGGATAAATATAGTAATCTCAATGATAACTATGAAAAGGAAGTAATCAGAAGTTCTAAAATAGAATCGCAAATCATTGATTTAAAATCCCAACTCCAACAGCAAGCCCTGACAGTCGTGCCTGAGTGTGTGGCGATAGCTATTGAAAGTACACCGGATGATTACTCAGCGTTCGAAGCACTCGACTTAATTAAATCAAAAGTTGAAACACTTACTGAAGAAAATAAAGATTGGTTAAAAGTCTACAATTGGCTTTGTGAAGGTATTGAGAATCAAGACATTTTCGCTCTAGCATTTATCACTCGCAAATATCAAGTCGAAAAACCGCAGCTGTTCTATTTGAAGAATAAGCTGACGACGAGTTACTTGGCGCTAGATATCAACACTGGTTACTATGAACATTGGGGAGAAGAGATAATTCCAAAGTTGCTGAATAAACAAGGATATAAAACATCCTTTACCAAGCAAGAAATCGACAGCATGCAAACTGGGAGCTATGAACAGATTGAGGTGGCGGAATGAGATACGCTGTAAAAGTATTTGAAAAAGGAAAAGTGTTCTTTTTTAAAACTTTTGGTACAAGAACTGAAGCTGAAGAATTTAAGAAAAATATAATCAAACAAACAGAACATGAAGCTATAGTATATGAGATTGAGCTTGTGCCTGTGGAGGACGGAGAATGAAAACACACGAATTAAAACTAGACATCAAGTATTTTGATGATGTGAAATCAGGTAAGAAAAACTTTGAAATTCGCAAGAATGACCGTGATTTTCAAGCGGGTGATATTTTGGAGCTGAAAGCATGGGATAGTTCTTTAGGGCAGTATGCTTTTAAGGAAAAAGAAGAAAAATGGCATAGTTATGGCAGGCTTGCTGACAGAATCAAAGCTAAGATTCTGAATATAGTGCCAGCAGATGAATACAACAACTTTCAAGAGTCAGTAAATGGAATTCCGCAATCAATCAAATGGGCTAATAGTTATCAAGAAACTTACATAAGGACAATTAACGAAGTTTTGAAAGACTATTTTTCTACTGACAGATTGCCTGACGGTTATGTGATTATCGGAATTGAGGTGGTTAAATGACACAAGAAACTTTTACTTTAAAAAATATTCCTGAACCTAAAAATATTACAGTGACTATGCCAGTTGAACAGTGGGATAAAATCATGGCTGCTCATGAATTGATTACTGATAAATTTGAAAATGTTGATATGAATGGATATGACGGTGAGCATTTCTATTTTGATAAAGATGAGATTGCAAAGATTAATGAGGCATTTTTATGACACAAGAAACAGCAAAAGAGCGCATCGAAAACGAAATAAAATCAGTTGAAAAACGGCTTCATAGAGGAAGAAATGACGGAAAAACATACAATACTGGAGTTAAAGAAGGATTAATGATTGCTCGTGCTCATGTTATTGATTCTTCCGCTACTGACAAACTTTCGGTTGAAAAACTACAAGAAGAACTAGAGAGCTGCATACAGACTTTAATTGAAGCAAGTGCTGCAGCAACTATCACTCAAGATATTGTTGTGGGAAACCTTGTAGACAGAAAGCTTGCGAACCTAGCTAAAACTCATAAACTTGCAGTTGACTATATTGAAAAAGTAACTGGAAAGAATATTGATGTTGTATTAGCTGAGAATGCAGCATTAGAAGCAGAGGAAGAAGAATGAGTGATATACCTAAATTTCTAAGCAAGCAAGAACTTGAACTCCAAGAACAGCTTAACACTGCGAAAAAGGCACTGACAGAAATATCTGAAACGAAAGTACCTTTTAGAAATGGATGTTTTCATTGGGAAGAATTTTCACAAGATGCTTTGAAAGCACAAAAAGCACTCGCAGCGATTGGAGGGGATGATGACTGATAAAGATATAGAAGATATAAAAAAAGCATTTGAACCTATTCTTATCATGATTCTAAAATTACCATTCTGGTTAGAAAGACATTTGAAATGGTACACAGTGGATTCCAAATATAACAAGTATAGAAATGAAGGGAGCGGCGATGAGTGGATATGACGAAGATTTAAAAAAAGCTTGTGAAATTTTAAATAATATTGCAGAAAAAGTCGCCAAACAACCCCAGCTCACGATTCCGAAAAGCATTGCGGATGAGTTGGATAATATTTTTAATGAATTTGTCAGCATAAAAAATAGTCGTAGTATTTGGCATTTGCTGTGGCGAGCAGAGGAAATAGATGAAGACCTTAGAATGCAGTTAGTGAAAATACTACCAGATGAAAACCAAGTTAATATCGCTGTTGCCTACCTCGCAGGCAAAGCCCTCGGAGTTGATTTAGTGAAAGTGGTGGAGGGATGAAAAAAGTTGTTTGGGCGCTGTTTGATAGTGGAAACGGATGCTACAAACAAGCTGTAAAAAAATACTATGGAGATGATGTGAAAATCATTTCCATTGGTATTGATATTGAAAATAAAAATACTGACTTCTTAAATTTGGACTTGTCAGATACAAGCGAATATTTTGGTGAAAGTAAATTATTTAAAGAATTAGATAAACTACCAAATCCAGACATTATTCTTGCTAGTCCACCTTGTGAGTCATGGAGTAATGCAAGCGCAATGCTTAATGGCAATGTTTGTTGGTATACAGAATCAACAGATACGATGTTTGGCCAAGAATTTGTGAGTAATGAATTTACAATTAGGACCAAGCAACAATTAGAAACAAAAAATGATACTCCATTCAAAAAGCACTGGTGGAAGACAGTTTATTCAAGATTAAATGGCGAACTATGTGCCTTTAATACAATAAGAATAATAGAACGATATCAGCCAGCAGTATGGGTAATTGAAAATCCACAGTCTAGTAGAATATGGAAATATTATAAACAGATTCAAGATTTTCAAGGAATTAAAAACATTGCTCATTACAGTGCTTATGATTCTGAAAGGTATTCAAAAAAGCCGACTTGTTTTTATTCAAATCTGATGTTTAATCTAAAAACAACGGATGAACAAAGTAAGTTGACTTTTCAAGGATTGGGAGATAAAGGTATTTCACGAAGTTACAATGTTAGAAGTGAGATTCCGCTTCAATTAATAAAGGACATTTTAGATCAATGCTTTATAAAATTAGAAAAAATAGCTTAGGAGGGACAACCAATGAAACTAATGTGTAAGCTGTTCGGGCATAAGTGGGAAAATGCACTATATATTCGAGTGTGCAAGCGATGTGAAAAGATTGAGTGGGTTTCAAGTAATTCAGGGCTTGAAGTCTATGACATAAACCTAAACCGCTCAGACCTTGACGAGTCAGAGAACGTGTTCCATGAAAAATGGCTTGATAAACATATGGATTGAGGTGGAAAGTGCATAAAAAAATAAGAGACTACTTGACAAAATTTGTTATATTCTTAGTTGTTTTCATGACTACTTCTAATATGATTGGTATGTTTTTTAAAAATGCAACAACTAGCGAATGGATTTTAACTATTGTTATTTCTTTAATCGCAGCATATCAAAATATGGATTGAGGTGGAGATGAAAAATAAGTTAAAAGAAAGACGAAAAAATCTTGGACTTTCGGTTGAGCAAGTAGCTGAAAGAATGGTCGAACCATTTAAACAAACTTATATAGAGTTGATAAAAGATAATGAACGGCAAAATAGGCTTGAAAATGATGATCTGCCAGAAGACCAAAGTTGGGATAAACTTCTTGCAAAAGCATTAGAATGCAAAATAGAAGATTTAATTTGAACGCAAAAAAAGCCCGAACTGACCAGATTCGAGCTTCGCATGTATAAAATAATAATTTTTCATTTTATTTGTGGTCACACGTATTATATCATACTGAGCTAGGAACTCGCTAAACTCAACTGGAGGGAAATATGCTAAAACTTAACAATCAAGATAGAGGTAGTGGAAAGACTACTAAAATTATTGAGCTTATGGAGGAGGATGAATTAGCTTTGTGCTTAGTTCCGTACTATGAAATTAAACGCTCGCTATTTCCAAAAGAATTGCAAAAAAGAGTTATATCCGCAAGAAGTTTCAAAAATGTATATGATGAACTCCAGGGTAGAAGATACAATAAAATATATATTGATGAACTTCTATATTCTAATTTTTTTATTGCTGAGCTGTTCTATAATTTTGGCCGTCGGTCGGATATTTCGATTATTGTTTACGGAACTGATAATAGTTAAACAAAAAAAGCCCGCTGGGAACGGGCTTCGTTGAAAGAATTTCTAACTTAATTATACCACAAAAGGAGAATTTGATTAATGGCAGATAAGTTAGATGTATTACTAAAAGATTATATTACAGGAAACCTAGACAGAAAGATTCAATCTCGTATAAACACTATCACTTTTAAAATCAAATATAAGAGTAAGCCAGATAATCTTGGAATACGAACAGCATATTCTGGTGGTTCAGAACCTGAGAATTCCCTTTTAATGAAAGAAAAGATTAATAAAGCTCTTGATGATGATGATGTTCTAAATGAATTAATCACAAACAGAGCAGCGCTTAACCTATGGTGGCCCACAGAAGATGAGGTTGCTAAGAAGGCACTCGTAATGTATCACAAGAAAAAGTGGACTTGGTCTGGTGTAGCAATGGAAATGAAAGCAGATAGGTCTACTTTGTTCAGAAGAATTGATGATTTGAAAATACGAATAGGTCACTATACTATTTGATGATGTCAAAAACCGTGCAACAATTGTGCAACAAACATGCGACTTTTACTCTTGAATAGCATGCGATAATAGTATCATCAATAATTTAAGAAAAAAGGTCGTCAAGGTTTGGCGGCTTTTTGTAATTTCTAAGGGAGGAAAGCAATATGTTAAAAAAAATAAGAACAACAATCAGTGGAGATGAGTACTGGGATTCAAAGTTAAAGAAAACAATATTCGTTCCTTTTGGTCAAAAAGTTCCCAATGAAGAGTTTGATGAGGAAACAGGAGATTCTAAAAATGAAGGAGTTGAGGAAAATCAAGAGGTTCATGAAGATATCAGTGGATTTACAATTTCTGAGTTAAAAGAATATGCTGCAGATAAAGGAATTGAGATTCCTAAAGAAATCACTAAGCGGGATGATATTCTTGAATTCTTATCATGAAATATTGTGATTTCAACGGATGTCAAATTAAGATAAGCAAAGGTAAGTATTGCGAAGAACACGCAGTATCAAGAAGAGTGCGCAAAAAGAAAGATATTTACCACCACGAGAACAAACCGTTCTATCGTACTGATGATTGGAAGTCACTGTCTAGTTTTGTGTATGAAAGAGAAAAAGGGAAATGTCAAAGATGTGGTAAGTTTGTCTTTGGTCGTCAGGCTCATAGACATCATGTCATTCCAATAAGAAAGAACCCTTTACTTAAGCTTGATCCAAATAATATTCGTTTGCTTTGTCCTAAATGTCATGTTATTGAAGAAAATGAAGAAGATTCAAAAAAAGTTTTTGCAAATTATTTTTCAAAATAATTTTGATAGCCCCCCTATCCAAAATAATTTTTTTATTTTCGATGGAGGATAGGGTAGATGGAGTCACAAATAAAGTTGCACAACTTTTAAAAAAAGAAAGGGGGTGTGAAATGGCAAAATTATCCAAAAAGAAAAAGCTTGAAATCCTAGATATTGCAAGGGAAGAAGAGCGAGAAAGAATCATCAATATCTTAAAAGATGATGAGCTTTTTACACCTTCAATTTGTCCATTAATTGACAACTATTTGGATGCTTTTGTGATATATAAATCCATGTTTGATGAATGGAAAGCAAAAGGTTTTCCTGCTACAAAACAGCATAAGAACAAGGCTGGAGCAATTAATGAGATGAAGCATCCTCTTGCTCAATATGTCGAAACTTGGAACGACAAAAAAAACAAAATGCTTGATGCGCTTGGATTGACTAATAAACGAAAAATTGCTCAAAAAGTGGAAGAAAACGATGGTAAAACGTCAAAAATTCAATCCATAAATGAATTACAGGCGCATCGTGATAAGTGGAGGAATTCTGGGTGATCATTGAACCTGGGATAAATTATGCTGATCTATATGCCACGATGGTAATGCGTAATAAGTCCAAGTATCCCAAGTCAATTATCAAAGCAGTGAAGCGATATCGCAAGTGGAAAAAGCGTAAAGACATTTGGTTTGAAGTTGACCGAGCAAATGAAATGCTCGATTTTGTTCAATCATTCGTTAGGCATGTCAAAGGACCGCTTGCAGGTCAATTGATGGAACTCGAACTGTGGGAAATGTTTGTTTTTTCAAATATGTATGGCTGGTATCATACTAATGAAAAAGGAAAAGATGTTCGTTTAGTTCGAGAATCTTACACACAAGTCCCTAAGAAAAATGGGAAAACGGCAATTGCAGCTGGTGCATTACTTTATGCCATGTATGGTGAAGGAGAACTTGGTGCAGATTGCTATACTGCTGCAACCGATTATGAGCAAGCTCAAAATGCTGCAGAACCCATTGCTCAAACCATTGAAAATGCTCCTGAGTTATCAAAAGATACTCAAATTTATAAAGGAGTGAATGGGACTATTAGCGGAGCATTATATCGCTATTCTATCAATGGCATTGTTTACCAAAATAAATTTAAAGTTTTAAGTAAAAATACTAAAGGACTTGAAGGAAAAAACCCATACTTTGTATTGAATGATGAGTTACATGCCCAAGAAAATATGGACATGTACGATAACTTGAAATCAGCTCAGATTTCTCGCGAACAACCAATGATGCTTAATGTTTCAACAGCAGGAAAAGGGTCATCTTCAGTGGGAATGCGGGTCTATAAGTATGCAAAACAGGTATTAGACAATGATAATGATGATTCATTATTTGTTGCTATCTGGGAACCTAACAAAAATTTTGATTGGGAAGACCGGAAAGTTTGGGAGATGGTTAATCCCAATATCGGAGTCTCAGTTACACTTGAACAATTAGAAACAGAATTTAAAAAAGCCAAACAGTCAGCCCATTCTAAGGCTGAATTTTTATCTAAACATCTTAATTTATTTGTCAATAGTGCCGATAATTTCTTTGAACAAGAACAAGTAGAACATATTTTAGTTGATGATCTCGGAGATTTAACTGGTGAGACATGTTATCTTGGACTAGATTTATCAAAGACTACTGACTTAACTTGCGTTAGCATTAACTTTCCGACATTTAATGACGAAGGAAAAGCAATATTAAAAGTCAAGCAAATGTATTTTATCCCTATTGATAACATCGAGTTTAGAGAAAAAGAGGACAATGTTCCTTATCAGGATTTGGCCGAGAAAGGATTCATCACTTTTTGTGATGGGAAGATGATTAATCAAGACCAGGTTCTTGATTATATTATTGAATGTATGGATTTATATGATGTTCAACAATTGAATTATGACCCAGCAATGTCACAAAAATTGATTGAAAAGTGTGAGAATCTTGGAATAGAGTGTATCGCGGTCAATCAATATCCTACAGTACTTAATGCTCCACTTGACGATGCTGAGCGTATCATTTATGAAAAGCGTTTATTTACGGATAACCCTTTGCTTGTATACTGTGCTCTTAACATAGTAGTCGTAACCAATATAAATGGGATGAAAGCTCCGTCGAAACGTCAGTCGAAAAAGAAGATTGATGGATTTGTGGCGTTTTTAGTGGCCCATAAAGAAACGATGATGTTATTAGATGATATTGATGAGGATGGAATTGATGATTTAATCAGCGATATTTATCGCTAAAGGAGGTGATGCTATGGGAGTTAGAGACATGCTTTCTAATTACCTTTACAAAAGAGCAGAAAAACGAGGTTGGGTACAAGATGCCTATAATCAATCGATTCGATTCGGTGGTGTCTTTTCGAACGATGAGAACATTTTATCTTCAAGTGATGTTTACGAGTTACTTCAAGACATCAGCAATCAGATTGCCCTTGCAGATATTATTGTAGAAGACAGTAAAGGGAATGAAATTGAAAATCATAAGGCCCTTACAACGTTGAGAAACCCTAACAATTACTTGACAGGTTTTGAATTTATCAAGTTGATGGCTAATAGCTATCTCTTAAATGGAGAAGTATATCCTGTGCTTGACGGAGATCAGATTCATTTAGCTTCGAATGTTTATACAGAACTAGATGAACGCCTTGTTGAACATTTTAAAATTGGAGGTACGGAGATTCCACCATACATGATTAGGCACATTAAAAATATAGGCTCTAATCACTTGAAGGGTGTTGGAATTTTAGATATTGGGAAAGATACCTTAAATGGTGTTATGAGCGCTGAAAAGGTTCTGACAGATAAATACTCTAAAGGAGGATTACTTGCGTTCATGCTGAAACTGGATGCGCATATCAACCCTCAAAACGCTGCTCAGTCAAAATTTATTAAGGCTATTCTTGATCAATTAGAAGGAATTGATGATTCAAGAACAATAAAAATGATTCCTTTAGGGAAAGGATACTCCATTGAGACATTGAAAAGTCCAATTGAAGATGATAAAATTCTTGCCTATCTTAATGTCTATAAAAAGGATTTAGGAAAATTCTTAGGTGTAAACGTTGAGACTTACACTGCTTTATTGAAAAGTGACCTTGAAAAAGGAATGATGTATTTACATAATAAGGCGGTCAAGCATATTATGAAAAACTTTGGAGAGCATTTGACTATTCTTTTTTTGGGAAAAAATTCGGATAAAAAAATTAAGTTCAAAATTAATATTCTTGACTTTGTACCTTATAGTACCAAAACAAATATTGGATACAACATCGTCCGTACAGGAATCACTTCTCCGGATAATGTGGCTGATATGCTTGGATTTCCTAAACAAAATACACCAGAAACTCAAGCTATTTACATTTCAAATGACTTGTCTAAAATTGGTGAGAAACAAGCTACAGATGATTCCTTGAAAGGGGGTGATGAAAATAGCAAAGAAAAAGGAAACGAGGATCTTTAATATCTCTCAACTCAGTACACGAGCTGAGGGAGAAGAAAAAGCAGTTGCAATTGAAGGTTATGCGGCTGTTTTTAATTCTAAAACTAGTATTGGTGGTTGGTTTGATGAAGTCATTGAACCTGGAGCGTTCTCAAGGTCATTATCTGATAATGGGGACATTAGAGCTTTATTCAATCATAATTGGGACAATGTACTAGGGAGAACCAAAAGCCAAACATTAGAACTTAGGGAAGATGAAAAGGGGTTAAACTTTAAGGTCGAGTTACCCGACACTTCTGTTGCTCGTGATCTAACTATCAGCATGGAACGTGGAGACATCAATCAATGTTCTTTTGGATTCTTTATTACAGATGAAGAATGGAACTATAACGTGGAGCCAGCGCTTCGAACAATTAAAGAAGTTGAACTATTTGAAATTTCGATTGTGTCTATCCCGGCTTATGATGATACTGAGGCTTCGCTTGTTCGGAGCAAAGAAATTGGAAAGAGCATTGAAGCTCGTACAAAACTAATCAAACAAATTGATTCAATCTTGGAGGAAAAATAAATGAACAAAAAATTACTACTCGCATTACAAAACCGCAATAAATCACGACTTACAGAACTTCGAGGACTTGTTGAAAATCCTGAAACTCGTGCAGAAGATTTGACTGCTATTCAAGATGAAATTGCAACAATCACAGAGGAACTTCAAAATGTTGCGGATGAACTTGCTGCTTTGGAAGATGACACCACAGATGCTGGGGATAACTCAAATTCTAGTGATACTGCAAATGATGATACTGCTCGAGACGGTGAACCAGACGAAGGAGAACCTACTGACGAAAATCGTTCGGCTACTCCAGAAGAACGTGCAGCAGTTTTAGGAGCAATCGGGAGTGCGCTGTCTACTCGTAATGCAAAATCAACTAAAACACGTGAAAAAGAAGTTCGCTCTGCATTTGCAAATTTTGTTGTTGGAAATATTTCTGAATCAGAAGCACGTTCATTGGGTATTGAAACTGGGAATGGTTCAGTAACCGTTCCCGAAGTTATTGCTAGTGAAGTAATCGCTTATGCTCAAGAAGAAAATCTTCTTCGTAAATACGGAACAGTGGTTCGTACTAAAGGCGATGTAAAATATCCAGTGCTTGTTAAAAAAGCAACTGCCAACGTTTCTAAAAAAGAGCGTGGAAAAACTGATGAGATTCCAGAGACAGAAATTGAATTTGATGAAATCTTACTTGATCCAGCAGAATTTGACGCACTTGCAACAGTTACTAAGAAACTTCTTGCAATGTCAGGCGCTCCAATTGAAAACATTGTTATTGACGAACTAAAGAAAGCCTATGTTCGCAAAGAAACAAATTATATGTTTAATGGTAATGATTCTGGAAATGAAAACCCTGGGGCTTTGGCGAAAAAAGCTGTTGCTTTTTCACCAAGTGTTGCGGTTGACTTGAAAGCTGCAGATGCTGGTCAAAAAATGTATGATGCATTAATTGAAATGAAAAATACTCCAGTTACTGAAGTGATGAAAAAAGGGCGTTGGATCATCAACCGTGCAGCGTTGACTCTTGTTGAGAAAATGAAAACTACTGACGGGTTCCCGCTTCTTCGTCCAATGACACAAGCGGAGGGAGGAATTGGAAACACGCTTGTTGGTTATCCTATGGAGTTCACAGACTCTGCTGATAATACAACTTCGTCCGATGTTCCAGTACTTTATTTTGGAGATTTCTCATCATTCCATATTCAGGATGTTATTGGAGCAATGACTATGCAGAAACTCGTTGAGAAATATTCAGGAACGAATCGAGTTGGATTTCAAATTTATAACTTACTTGATGGTAAATTGATTTATTCTCCATTTGAGCCTACGGTTTACCGTTTTGAAATCACTACACCCTAATGCACCCCAGTCGGTAACTGGGGGAGTTGAATCTGACGGTTCAGTTAAGTTGAATTGGGATGCAGTAGATGGTGCGAAGAGTTATCTAATTCATTATGCGAATGCAAATGAAACAGATCCGCATAAAGCAGCATTCATGGGATACTCTGAAACTAATTCATGGAGTTTGGCAGCTAAGGATGTTCCAGCACACGTTGCAGGAGATAAAATTCCATTCCATGTTCAAGCATATAATGTTGTGGCACCGAGTGGAACAACTGATGTAGAAAAAGCTGCCGCTTTACATGATGGACCATTTACGGGTTCAGCATGGAGTGAAGAATATATGGCAACGTTTAGTTAATAGGATGGTGAATAAATGGATGATTTAGTAAAAAAGCTAAAATCACATATTCATTTTGAGGAGGGAATGGACGATTCCCTTCTTTCTTTTTATATTGATAATGCTAAAGATTATGTTACAAAAGCAACAGGGAAACAATCAGAGTACTTAATTATTATGGTTGCTGGAATAATGTGGGAATATCGTGTGTCAGAAAAAGAGTTAGGGGAAGCTCTAGATGCTCTTACTCCATTTTTTGTTCAGGAGGCTTTTTTAGATGAAGAAACAAACAAATAATCTGAGATGGAAAGCAGATCTTATGTCAGTTTCTAATGATGAAGTTGATGCGGATGATCGGCCAAAAGTTACTCGAAAAAAAGTTCGTGATATTTTTTATCAAGATATTGGGATAACTGCTCAAGAAAAATACTTGTCTAAACAAGACAAAACTGAAGTTATCCGTAGAATTAAAGTGAGGTGGGATAAGAGTATTACAGAAAAAGATTCAGGTATTCAAATAGATTCAATCGATTATGACATCACTCGAATTTATACGAATGTTGATTCACGAGAAATGGAGTTGAGTTTATCATATGTCAATTAATTTAAATGAATTAAAAGCTATTTTAAAATCAGTCAATCCTCGTGTCTATCGTGACCAGGCTCCTAAGAATACTGATTATCCTTATATCGTTTATTCCAATATATCTATTGGAAAGAAAAAAGCCTCTAGTAAACTATTTAAATTAATGCCACTGTATCAGGTTTCCTTATTTACTTTAGGAACAGAGAGTGATGTTATTCCTTTGGAGAAAGCATTATCTAACATTCCACATCCAGATTTTTTTGGAGTTCAAGGAGATGAAAATGATGATACAGTTACAAATTTTTACACTCAAGTAAGGGTGGTAGAAGACAATGAACAATAATAATGGATTTCAAGAAATGGCAGATTATGCCAGTCGTTTAGCAAAAGTTGATCCAGTTGAAATAACATTGGAATCACTTAATGAAGCTGCTGAATATTTTGTTGAAAAACTGGTTCCAGTAATTCCTAAATCTTTGATGAAAAAACAGCATATGCGTGATCATATTCTAATAGAAGTTTCAGAAGATAAAGTAACGGTTTCTTTTGAACGGACCTCTTTTTATTGGAGATTTATTGAAAATGGAACTAAAAAAATTAAAGCATTACATTTTGTTGAAGGGACCTGGCAGCAACAAAAAACAAATATTGAGGATATTATGACTCAAAAACTATTAAAGAAATTGGAAGGAAACTAAAATGGGAAATACTGATGTGTTTTATTTTGAAGGGCTAGATGATATTCTTATCGCCATGATGACAAAAAAAGATACAGTTTCAACCGCACCGCAATATGGTGAAATTGTTCGCTTACCTATTGCGACTAAATTAAAAGTAAAAGGAAATGGTTCAGAACTTGAAAAGTGGGCATCTAGTAAGATGTTTCGCCGTGTATCACGAGAAACTAAACATGAGTTAGGTTTAGATCATGTGGGAATTCCTATCGAACTAATGGACCAAATTAAAGGGTTAATCGCCAAAAATGGAGTAACATTTGGAAAAAATAATGCTCGCGAACTTCCTTATTTTGCTTTTGGGTTCATTGGTAATGTTGAAGGCGGAGGGAAAAAAGCGGTTTGGTACCCTAAAACCCAACTTTCAATTGTTGTTGATGAGGAATACGCAACAGCAGAAGAGGAAACTAAAATTGACGATGTAACAGCAAATCTTGTCGCAACAGGTCTTTTGAATAATGGAGTAATGTATTCAAGCTTTGATTCAAATAGAGATAGTGCTCTTGGGGTTTCTGTCGACAAATTTATTTCAGAACCTATTTTTGATGAAACGCAATGGGCAGAGATTGTGGCAGCTCAATCAGGTGGAACAGGAGGTGGCGAATAATGGCAAGATTAGCCGATTATGGAATTCAAGTTGAACGACTATCTAACAGGGCGACAGTTCATATTGATGGACACGATTTCCCTGAAGCACTTGAATATATTGGAATCGTTTATCAAGAAGATTATCAGAAATTCGAGTCAGATTTAAATGACTTCTTACAACGTTCTAAAGGAAAGTTATCTGTTGGTACAATCAAATCAAGCGATTGGAAAATTGTAAAATCATTAGTTTATGGAATGCTTGCTGCTGGAGGTTTGGAAGATTCCCCTAAAGATGTGTTTACTTGGTTAGGTTTTAGAAATGAAACTGTTAAAGTATTTACTACGTGTATGGAAGTAT